TGCGGTCATTGACTTGGTCATCTCTTCAAGCTTGAAGTGTTTACTTAATTGCATAATTTTCTCCTACTCTAATATTAATGAAAGTATTTTTTTTTCGCCCATATAAATTTCTACGTTAGCCTTAGATTGAATACATTTAAAAACTACCCTATCTTCAGGATTTCTATCCTTCATAGCATAACGTCGGGCCTTCATGCATTTTGATAACGACTCGTGGTAACGATGTTCTATAATTTTATGATCTTGCAGAAGTAAAAGTGCGAATACCATTTCTATCATTTAATGTTCTCCATTTCCGTTTCTAATTAATTTTTCTACATCCATCTGTAGCTTAGAAACTTGTTCTTTTAAAAAATCTATATTAATTTTATTATTTCTCATACCCTTAAGTTCTTCATCCATAGACTCAATCAACCCCGCCATATGCTCCACAAGCATGAAAAGTTCGGCCTCCCCGGAAGATTGACCAAGTTCTCCACGCGGGTATTTAATTCTAAACTCTGAGTTTTGTTCTAAATCTTTTGACATTAACTCTAAGGTTGTGGTGTGCTTATTAAGAGTCTCAATAATACCAAAATAAGCCCAGGTGCCGATCGCGACGAGGGCGATCAAACTGGCAACCGTTTTCATCGGCATCTGCACCCTTGCTTCGTCTGAAATTTTAAGTGCCATTAGTTATAACTATACCCCGTGTTTGATTGTTCTAATTTTTTAAACAAATCTTCGTGTTGTTGCATTATCTCTTTGTCAGAATCCTGCATATCATCCATTTGATCTTCTAATTTTTCTACTTGTCTTTCAAGTTTATCTACTTGTTTCATTAAAACTGACTGATTAGTAGATAAATCAAACGTACGAGTCAGCGTCCAACCTGCTAATGCAAGTAAGATTCCAACTAAAAGAGTCATTAGTTTTTCAATCATTTTTCTTAATTATACCCCATGAGTTATCTTCTGTTAATCCATCTTCTTTTTCCTCAATATTATAGAAGAATTTATCAGTATCTTCTGTCTTCCATTGACGACTATCCTCTACATTCCATTCAGATGTTTGTACTTTCCAGTCAGGAATTTCATCTTTTACTGTAAAAGAAGGAATATCCCATAAAATACGATTATTTGGTTGTGCAGCATAGTTACCATTATCTAATGCTAATATGTGTGCACACTTATGTTCATGGGGAATTTCAGAATGATCGGTATCAATAATATTAGATTCTGGATGAGCCCAGTCTACTGTAAACAAATAAGCTCCAGAATAAAGTTTTTTATCTTTACCAAAATATTTTCCTGATTGACCATCTAAGATATCAAAAGAAGTAACAGAAGGATAATAACTAAAACAATTCCATAACTCCAACTCATCCAATCGCATTTTTGGAACTTCTTCGGGTTTGTAACCTCGTTGAATAAAGGCTGAAATGGGGAGACGATAAAAGATTGCGCCATTTTCCATAATACAATGAAAGAGAATAGGGCGTCCTGTAATACTGGCAAAGCCAAAGATAATACAATCTTCCACTTCTCCATGATGTTCTTTAAGATCATAAAGATACTCTCTTCTAATTTGGGCGTATGTTACAGGAATATTTGCATTAAGATACGCCATAGCATCCTACTTTAGAATACTACTGCACCTATTACAATCCCCACAACCACATAAATTGCGTGATGCTTATGGTCTGTCCATAATTGTTGTGCTTTAATTTTAAGGTTTTCCATATTGCCTCCTATACAAATTTAATTTCGTTTTCGAATGATATATCTTGGCCCCAGTCTTTGTGAAAAGTATATGTTCTTTTATCTTCTTTATTACATTCACAAGATTCACAATTACATTCCTTGTGATCTGTATTACAATGACACTCATGGCCACACTTTTTACATTCTTTATTCATAAAGTAATTATATACGATTAGGATTAATCGTAAAAGACTGTGACAGAACTTATTCCACCACTAATATCAATATAGGGTTTTGTTTCAAAACGAAGTCCTGGTTCTGGAATTTGGCATTGATATTCATCCGCAGCTAATGCAGTATTTAAAGTCATCATTATATTACCTGTAGAACCGCCATCTTTTAATTTAACAGTACCTACATTTCCGCTGTGTGCAATCCAAAGTGCTTTGACTCTAGCCGATCCACCAACTACATCGCCATCAGCAGTATGAAAACTAGATTTAATTGTTGTAAAACCCATAATTCAATATTCTATTATAAGTTATCTAGGGCGTCAAGAACGCCCTAGATAGAGTTATTTATTAGCTCCAAGGGTTAGCAAATGTACCATTTCCAATTAGGAATGCATCAATTGACCAAAGTAAACCATCAACTGCTCTACATCTTATGTGAGCACCTTCTAGTCCACCTTTAGTTGTTGCTGTCAAAGTCAATGTGTCAGTTCCACCTGCATTAAATGCAGTTACAACTCCTGGATCAGTCGCTGTATTGTTGTACCATGCACAACCTCTAAACACATCAGCTGTACTTCTACCCGCTGCAGTTCCTGCATTCAAAGTGAAAGTATTTGATGATGTTAAACTTGCAGTCATGATAAACTCATACATCATTCCAACTCTGTTTGTAGAAGTTGGATCATCAGCTCCCGCTACTGCTGGAGTTGCTGTGTCTATGATTGAAGGTAAGTTAAATACAGTAACAGCGTTACCTAATTGTATTACTTTACCTTGATATTTATCAATCCCTGCAATGTCAGTTCCACCGTCAACTGTACCGCCTGTTACGATTGATTGAGCCATTTCTGGACCTGTTCCTAAGAATCCTCTTAAGGATCTTACTGGGCCCGCAAACGTTGTTCTTGCCATAATTATTCTCCTAGTTAATGTGAATATCGTCTCTAGGCCGTCGACTATACGCGTCGATATCCAATTAATTAATTGTATAGTGAGTTTATTATACTCAAAAAAAAGGGGCGCTACAAGAGCGCCCCTTAATAGATTTTTAGTAATCTAATTAAATAGATTACGCTGCTCCGCCAGTTCCGTAGATTCCTCTAGGGTCAGACCATCCGAAGACGTATCTTTCTCTAGCTTTAAATCTTACGTTACCAGTGTCGAAATCTCCTTCGATAGCTGTCTTGATAGGTGCTCTAACAAAGTGTTTTAGACCGTTAGGTGCATCTGTTATCAAGAACCACGCATCACTGTCATTTAAGTAATGGTTAACGAAGTATCCTTCAGGAACCATTCCCATGTGCATTAATGCGTTGATATCATTGTCAGCAGTGCCAACTCTTTGAGGTGATTTCAAAATTCTTTCAGCTGTGAATTGATTTTCTTTTGGAATAATCATTCTTCTAGCTTGAATTGCAATTTTTAAACCTCTTTCGTCAACAAATGATGCAATGTCTATCATGCCTTGTTCTAATGAAGTTTCGGACAAGTCTGCAGCAGTAGCCAGCGTGTTGCTGAACGTACTGTTGTTTGCAAGTGGGTGATTAGTAACGCAAAGTGCGCTTCCGTCACCACCTGTGTAGTTAGCATCAAAAGCATTGTTTAAGATCGACGCGGCTTTCACTTGTTTAGTGTGTGCCATTGATCTTGCTAAAGCTCTTGTGTATCTACCAGCTAATCTGTCATATAAATTGTCTTCAATAGCTTCTTCAGTGATAGCAAAAGCGAGAGCAATTGTCTCGTTAGTGTATCTAGAAGTATAAACCTCAGTTGCATTGTCGTAAGTGACCATTGCACCTTCAGATTTAGTTGCTGCTCCAGCAAAGCCGGAAAGCATTACTTCTTCTTCGAAAGCTCTGTCAGACGATTCTGTCATGAAGATCGCTGCTGCTTCGTTGTCGTATCGGTTATATTCAAGTCCAAATAGTGCATTCAGACCTGGTTCTAGCTCTTTGACTAGCTGCGCTCGTGATATTGCCATATGTCTATGCTCCTATTAGATTCCTGCACCTTTGTTACCGTAAAAGTGATTGTTTATAACCACTAATGCTTTAACATTGCTTGCAGTTTGATCATCGTTGTCTGGATCTTGAGAAACGTCGATTACACGAACTGCTTGAGTCGTTTTAACGCCGTTTGTAGATCTGTTCAACTGAACTTTGGATATACCTGTAACTGTGCTTCCTGTAACGTTTGTTACATCGAAGTTTTGAAAAATGAAAGTCGTATTCAGATCATCATTAACATCCATCTTGAAAACTACGCTTGGATCGTCAATAACGAATGCCATAATGTCACTCGCTACAACAGAACCAGGATAGTAGTTACTCCAAGTTGGTTTGCTAGTAGTAGGATCTGTATAAAAACAACCATTAAAAACACCACAGATTCTTTCACCGTTTGCTGCTGTGTGACGAACTATTGTTCCTGTTGCTGCAGCTTGAACTGCATCACCTTGGAAAATAGCTGTAGTCGCATTAGAAGCGATACGATATCTATTCTGAGCGTTAATAAAGGGACTTCCATCTATCTTACGGACTGGTTTCATTCCGTATGTTGATGATGTATTTGCCATCTTTATATCCTCCGTTGGCGATTTCTCGCCGGGTTAGTTTAAACGATTTTGGACTATAACTAATAAATTAGGTTTTTCGTCCGCCACCAAAAGTTACTCGAGACTGTCTATCAATATTGATAGGCATTCCCGGATGTTGTTCCTTCATTAAATCGTTATCAACCGCGGTCATAGAATCTGCTGATATTTTTCTAAAATAGTCAGCGCGCGATCTTGCGATCTCTTCTGGTATCCTTGCCAACACAAGGCCTCCAACCCCAATTAAACCAGCGTATTTTCCTTCATGAATAGTAGGGTATTCATTTTCGCCTAATTCACTTAATAGTGATTCTGCTTTAACAAATTCCCAACCTTCTCTAAGTCTTTTGGATACATTAGCTGAATCCATAAAACCCATACTCTCGGTCCTTATCCATCTCTGAACAAAGCCTTGAGGCGCTGGTGGCGCATCGAGACTAGATGGTGGCGTCCAGGGTTGATTACGTTTATCTTTATCTCTCTCCTGCGACGCGCGTGAGGTCTTTATTACTTCACTCGAGCTTTTTTTACTCATGCTTCCTCCTTCACGTATTTAGCGTATTCTTCTAGTGGCACCCCTAATTTTTTAGCAATAGCCACCTGTGATTTGGTGAGTCTCACAGATCTGCGTCCTTGTTGAGTTCTACCAGCCGAAGCTACCGTTTGGACGGGTTTACGGGCTTCTGTTTTGGCCGTAGCAGTCTCAGACTCAAATTTTTGAGGAAAATATTCCCTCATCTTTGTGTCTATCTGATTATAATACTCCTCACTCTCGACATCAACCCCCCTGCTCACTAAATCTTCATGAACATTCCAGGCTGCTCCAGACATGATTCTATCATTACCAAACCATTCATTTTTCTGAGCCCAAGCTTGCGCTTTTTCGCTTGGTTGCTGAAACTCTTCCGGCATTTGAGCTTGCATATTACCTGCTTGTTCTACCGTTTTAGTTTCTTCTGCTTGTCTTTTTTTCAAAGCCTCGCGCTCAGCTAACTTTATTCTAGCTTTCTCTTTTTCAACAGCAAGTCTTGTTAGTTCATCAGTAGCCTCCATAATTTTATTTGGTTCCTGAGTACTAATAGCTTCTGCCAACTTCGATTTAACTTGATCTCGTTGTGCATCTACTCTTGCGTCGAATTCTTTAAGATGACCTTCACTAATCTCATCTAACTTGCCTTGGGAATTATCATATTTTTTCTGTAGCCCTTTAGCAAATTCAGTCGCAGCTTTTTCTCTTCTTTCTGCTTCTCTAGCTCTGTAAGTTAACTTGTCTATTCTTTTTTGAACACCTTCAGTATACTTACCAAGATCTTCTTTTGGTTTTTCTTCTTTAAGTTCTGGTT